AAGAGTTTGTTCTTAGCAAACATGGGTGTGAACTGGGCATTGCAGGGATTAAATGTTGTATACTTAACATTTGAGCTTAGTGAAAATTTAGTTAGTATGCGTCTTGATAGTATGACTACAGACATTCCAAGTCGTGATGTGTTTAAGAGTATTGACGATGTTGAAATGAAAGTCAAGATGATTGGCAAGAAGTCAGGTGCGTTCCAAGTCAAGTATATGCCCACAGGCAAGAATGCAAATGACATTAGAAGTTATTTAAAAGAGTATGAGATTAAGACAGGGCGCAAAGTAGACGTATTACTTGTAGACTACTTAGACTTGATGCATCCTATTGCAGCTAAGATTAGTGCAGAGAACTTGTTTGTAAAAGACAAGTACGTATCAGAAGAACTACGCAACTTAGCTATGGAACTTAACACTATTTTTGTTACAGCATCGCAGTTGAACAGAAGCAGTGTAGAAGAAATTGAATTTGATCACTCGCATATCTCGGGCGGTATTAGTAAGATTAATACAGCAGATAACTTGATTGGTATCTTTACTAGTAGAGCTATGCGTGAGCGTGGACGTTATCAGATACAGTTAATGAAGACACGTAGTTCAAGTGGTGTAGGACAAAAGATTGATCTAGAATTTGATCTAGACAGTTTGCGTATTAGAGACTTAGGCGAGGATGAAGAGTATCAAGAATTTACTAAACGGAAGTCAACAGTGTTTGATCAAATTAAACGTGGTAGCGGTACACCTATAGAAGAGGGTCAACAACGTGAAGATCCAACTGAAGGTGATACTGTAGGCAAGATACGTGCCGAAGCTGATTCAACAAAACTAAAAGCCTTTATCAATAATTTAGGAACCAACTAAATCTGTTTGCTAAATACTCTGCGTTAGAAATAGCGTTAGGCATTACAAGACAAACAAGAGGCTATAAATGGCAACAGATTTAGAAAACATACAGAGGCTACTCGATCGATTCAAAAGGCCTGTCCTACCCGGACCCGAATATCAAACACGACTGGCGGAAGAATTTGAGCTCATTCTCAACCAGCGTTTCACTGATTACTTCCTTCAAATTTGTGATATCATAGACTTAACTACAGACTTTACTCATATGACTAGAGGTTCTGCAGGCAGCAGTCTTGTATGCTATCTACTAGGGATCACTGACGTTGATCCTATAGAGTGGAACATACCTGTGGCACGGTTCATGAACCCTTTGAGGGACGACCTGCCGGACGTGGACATAGACTTTGAACATCATCGACAGACGGAAGTCATGGAAAGAATATTCCGCAAATGGCCCGGCAAGACAGCTCGACTGAGCAACTACGTAACCTACAAAGAAAAAAGCGCACGAAGAGAAGCTGCCAAGCGACTCGGTGCCACAGGTAATCTTCCACGCAACTTCTCATACGAGTCAGCGGGCGTTGATCCAAAAGAAGCAAAAAGGATCGAACGCAAACTAATGGGAAAGAAAAGAGCAATATCAAAACACTGTGGAGGCATCGTAATGTTTACAAGGCAATTACCAAAATCACTTATATCACAAGACAATCAAATATTATTAGACAAACATGAAGTAGAGGACCTTGAACACCTCAAGGTAGACATACTCGCAAACAGAGGACTATCACAACTGATGGAGATAGATCCTATTACACCGTTGGCGTCTTACCCACGCACAGACGACCGTACAAGCGCCTTACTAGCAAGGGGCGATGTACTAGGCGTGACACAAGGAGAGTCACCTGCTATGCGCCGTTTGTTTAGAGCAATACGTCCTACGAGCATGGAAGACTGTGTATTTGCTACAGCAATGATTAGACCGGTTGCTATGAGTGGCAGACAGAAAGCAGCTATGTTTCAAGACTGGAGTCAAGAAGCAGTACAAGATAGCGTAGTGTTCGAAGACGATGCTATCGACATTATATCATCTATTATAGGTGTAGACATGTACGAAGCAGATATGTACCGTCGAGCATTTGCTAAAAAGAATGATGAAAAGATTCTAGAGTTTGTTGAACGTCTAGGTAATAATCCTAGAAAAGCAGAAGCAATGGCAGCACTACAAGAACTAAGTGGCTTTGGATTGTGTAGAGCACATGCGGTTAACTTAGGTAGACTCATATGGGCTTTAGCATACCAAAAGGCGCACAACCCAGAAGCATTTTGGAGAGCAAATCTTAACCACTGCCAAGGATCATACAAACAGTGGGTATACCAATGTGAAGCACATCGTAAAGGAATAGAAACCAAACCGGGCTGGTGGCAACACGGATTTATACCCGGTTGTGGTGTAAGAGAAAACTTTTTGAAACGTGTAGACTATGCAGGTGTAATTGCCAATGGCAGAGTGTTTAGAGGTAAAGGTAACAAATGGGTTACGTTTCTTACACTGGGTACAAACTATGGCGAGTACATAGATGTTACTATACAACGCCCGTTTGCATACAGAGACGGCGATATTGTATCAGGATCAGGAATGGTTAAACATTCAAATAATTCAGACTATATACAAAGTGTAGACCAAAAATTATACACTATGGGAGATTGGTTTGAGCAAGTTAATAAAGGTAAATTCTGATTGGCAGCTTGGGCATTGCAAGGACGACCCAGTGCGTCCTCATTTGCCTATGGCTTGGAGAACACAGAACGGTCGTGAAGTGTATGCATTAGAAAATAATGAAGGCAAGTTAGATGCAGTTATATGTGTATCCTTTTGTGAAGGTGTTCCTATAACAGAAGCAGAACTAGATAAAAGTGCAAGACCTAATGCACCAGTAGCTGTATTTTATACAGTATGGAGTTATTCTAAAGGTGCAGGACGTAAGATGGTAAACGAAACTGCTGCGCATATTAAAGCAACAACAGCAACAGAACGGTATGTCACACTAAGTCCATTGACTGAGATGGCTGAAAAATTTCACATAAACAATGGAGCAAAATTTTTGACTAAAGGAAATGAGTGTCAAAATTTTGAATACTTTGTATGAGATATTATCTATCATCTTGTGAATACAAATGGACACACAAAGACACCGACATGGAACACTTGTGGGTACGCAGAGAATTAGGTGAAGACTTATTTAAAGAATGTAATCAACACGGTTTTAACTTAGTATATCTACGTAGTGCCAGTCAATCAATGCCAGGCGATATATACTTACGATGTGATATATATGTTGACGTAGACGAAAGTAAAGATGGCACTCTCTTTGCTCTCAAACATTCTGACGCGGTGTGTGTTCCTGATAAATAAGTACATGCTTATCCGGAGATAAAGAAAAATGAAAATTGGAAAATTAGGGCAGGTTAATGTAGTTCTAGCCGATACAGTGTATGAGTTGTATAAGCTAACAGATGCAGATTCTTTTAGCATTGTCACTGTACATATAACCAATAGAAACGTTGTTAATGCACACGTTGGTCTAGGCATTAAAAATGCAGCAAATGAGATTGTGTGGATAGAAGAGGCTACAGAATTATTTCCTAAAGCAGCTTTTGAAAGAACTAGCATTGGGTTAAGCACAGGTGATACGTTAGTAATCAAATCAAGTATTAACCAAATGTCATTTGTGTGTACAGGAAGTCAAAGTAACGATACTATTGCAGCAACAGCAGCTCCTGCACTTGCATTCGCAGATAACTTTGCTGCTGCTTCGCCCGCTGCATCAGCCCAGTTTGGAGAGACTATTGTAGCATCAACTTCTTTTATTGCTACTTCAAGTATAGTAGAAGGCGAAGTTGATGTTAAGACAGTTGACGGTCAAGCATTATTTACAGCAACTAATCCTTTAACAAATACTCCAGGAGATTTATTTGGCCATGCTATAGCTATAAATGATTATTATGTTGCTATTGGTTCACCTGGCGCAGAAGGTTCTAGCAGTGAAACAAATGCTGGTAAAGTTTTTATATTTGAAAGTTTTACAGGCACACTAGTACATACTATTTCGCAACCTGTTATTGGAGCTGATGCAGTAAGTGGTGAACAAGTAAACGGGTATTTTGGTTCTAGTGTTGCAATGGACTACGACAATAATAAATTATATATTGGTGCAAAAGGCCATGACAACGACAATGGAGCGGTTTTTAGATTTGTTCTAAGTACAGGTGTATATGATAGTGCTAGAAGTGTCGGCGGCGATCAAGGACAAATGGGAACAAGTTTAGTTTTGAATACAGCCGGTACAGCACTATACTCAGGTTCGCCAGCTAGGTTTGGCGGTGGCGGTGCTGTTATACCAATTACCACATCGAATATGATTCCAGCTGCTGGGTCAAACTGGTTAACATTTCCAGCAGCTGCTGGTGTAACAGGTGTAGGTTATGGTACTAAGCTACACATAAATGATACTTTCTTAATCGTGGGTGCGCCAAATAGTTCAGTTGAAATTGACGGTGTGGATACAGCAAACGTTGGAGCAGCAGGATTAGTTAAACTTTCAGACGTATCTGAAACACTACTACTTGCACCTGAAAACGAAAGAGCACAAGATTTAAAATTTGGTCATGGTGTTGCAGTCAACTCAGAACTAGCATGGGTAGGCGCTCCTGGATACAATAATAATCAAGGTAAAGCATATGCTATTTCATTAAACCCTGGTGCAATTGTTGCAGACATGAATTCACCTAGTGAAACCGCAGACGAATTTGGAACAGAGATAGAAGCAACAGATGCAATGGTTCTTGCAGCAGCGCCTAAACTAGATGTAGGTGTTAACTCAGATGCAGGGCGTGTTTACACATATAGACAGCAGTCTGAATTGTTTACATCAAGATCAATTGCTACTACCCTTGCACGTAGTGCTGCTTCAATTGAACAAAGCAACTCCTTTACTATTACAGTAACAGTTACACTTCCGTATGCAGATAAAAGCGGCTTTAGTATACCTTGGAGTTTAAGCGGTTATACTGATGTTATTGCTACAGCATCACCTACGAGTGGTACGGGTACTACAAACGCAAGTGGTCAATTTACTGTAACATTTGCAACCAAAGACAGAGGCGACTTAGATTTTTATGACGACGGTGAGCAAACAGTTACGTTTGGTTCAAGCGGTCAAACAATAGTTGTAACAATTCAACCTACACCAGATGCACTATACGACTTTACTACACATACGTTTACTACAGGAGGTAGAAACGGACGTACAGCACACAGCAGTATCAGTTCTTATATAAGTACATATACAAGTGCAGGTGCTTGGAAGAACAACGTTGACTACTTTGTAGAAGGTTACGATAACGGATATCAAAGATGGACTGTTCCATCATCAACTACATACACAATACGAGCAGCAGGCGCCCAAGGATACAGAGGTGGTAGAGGTGCTGTAATTGAAAGAACTGTTGCACTAGAAGCGGGTGATAAACTTGATATTGTATGCGGCCATGTGCCAAGTTATGGGCAAACATCAACTGGCGGCGGAGGCGGAAGTTGGGTTGTACAAAGCTATGACGCAGGTACAGGTACCACATACACTCAAAGTAATGCACAGGCTATACTAATCGCTGGTGGCGGCGGAGGCACATACTCAAGTACTAACCAAGGTGGCGCTAGGTCAGATGCTTCATACACTACAACTTCAAAAGCGGGAACAGGTGAATCAAACGGTAACACAGGTCCCACAAACACAAGACAAGCAACAAACAATTCACCCTACGGTGGTACTGGAGGATCATTTGCATCAGACGGACCTGGTGCAACCAACTGTGGTAACTCAGGTGCTGAAGGTTGGCGTACTGGACTAAGCGGCGGTGGTACTTGTTCAAGCTCAGAAGGCGCATTTGGCGGCGGTGCAGGTACACATGGTAACTCAGGCGGCGGAGGCGGCGGAGGCGGCTATGCAGGTGGCGGAGGATGTGGCCACGTAGGCGGTGGCGGAGGCGGCGGAAGCTGTTTCCCAGGCACAGGCGCAAACCAAACAAACGTTGCGTACAACTCATCAAGTGGCTATGTAACTATAACCAAGAACTAGGAACAATCATGACAAAACACACAAGTGAAACTCTAAGCATCGTAGACTGGGACACAGCAGAAACAAACTCAACTGGCAGTGCCTCAGCAGGTGAAGAAACTAGTGCAACACTAAGCACTACACAAGGTCGCAGAGCATTATGCGAAGCATGTCCTAGTCTAACAGACCTACACTTTTGTAGCGAGTGCAGTTGTTTCATTCCTATCAAAGCATACATTGCAAGTGCGGAATGTCCACTAGGTAAGTGGTAAAGAGTACAACGATACACTAGCACTATATAAAAACAGTTTCTATACAACCAGCAAGTAACACCATTTGCATAGCCCTGTAATACCCCTTAAACACTGATAAACAAAAAGATGAGTCTTATTCACCAGACTCTATGTTCAACATCAGCAAATAACACACAAGCTAGTGTACAGTCTTTTGACCTTTCAAATTGAATAGTAGCATCATCTACTTGACTAACATGAATCCCTCGCATATACAACTCTATTACTCTACTGTAGGTAAGAGCATCACGAGCCTGACTGTTTGTTATAGTAGTGTACAAGAACTGCATATGCATACAAGTAGTTAGCCAAGAAGCCACGACGTGGTTTAAGCCCCAAGCTACGAAGTAGTTTTCGCAGAAAATTTCGGACGCAGATTTTTTACCTGTTGGCCGAACTGTAAGTACTGTTGTTTACTGTATATCTACTGTGTGCGTAACTGTGTAGCGCACTGTATTAGAGAGAGGTTAATGTAAGCCTAATGAGTACATCCATATAGGTATTACTACGAAGTGTAGTATAACGCATAGTGCGATCATTATCTTTACTGTAAGCATGTTACCTGGATCTTTGTGCATAGTATTACTTATGTCCCGAAATGGGTCCTGCACCAAAAAAAATCTCCCGCGCAGTTTTTTGTATACAAGTACTTACAGATTCGAGGTGGTGATTTTGCATCACACCATTTTTAAAAACGGGATATTTTTTAGAGGCTTAAGAGCTGCTAGTACAAAAAGCAAATTTTGTTTTATAAGCCCCCTGGGGTGAAAAATTATTTTTTTTCTTTTATAACCCCGGCGAACAAAAATTTTTTTCTATCGAATCACTCTCAGCACAGTGCCTTGACAGTTGTAATCATAACGAATGATTGTACCGTTGCTGGCTTCTCTATACTCTGAATGGCATACTGTGCGAGCTGCTGCTTGCTGCACCTGCTGCTGTGTGCTGTACTGTGTGCGAGCTGTGTTGTTATAGCTTTGGATGCTCACTGTGTTGTTGTGCTCGTGTACAGGCTGTACGTGCTGTGTGCTGTTGTTGTTCAGCAGCGTGTCCAGTAGTACTATAGCAAACAAGCCTTTGACTACATCATTAGCATCAGCCTTAGCTGGCGCTGCGAGTAAGCACACTGTGCCTAGGACTGCTGCTGCACTTAATAGGTTACTTGCTGTGTTGATTGCGAACTGTTTCATATGTGTTGCCCTACTATGTTTAAGTTATACATACACTATACTATCACTTGTGCTGGTTGTCAACCATTAAATAAGAATAAGCCCGGGGAGCGTTGGACGAGGGCACATCCTGCTCAACCCGGGCTTGAGTTTGTACAGCAAAGCGTGAGGGCATACGTCTGCTGTACTATACTGTGAACGTTGAGGGCTTAACGTTTCATCACAGTATTCTCTGCCATTGCTTCCCACTTGTTGGGGAATGCTTTGGCTAAGTCGGCAACCTTTAGTACTGTGCGTAGGCTCAGTTCTCTTAGTCGCTTCTTGTTAATATCTACGAAGTCGATGATCTCTTGTACCATACCGTCTTCGAACTTGTATTCGTTCAGCATACCGTCATTGGTGATCTGCTTAATACGTAACATGATCTCACGCTCAGTATCAATGGTTAGATCCATATAGTGACAACGGCTTTCAAGTGCTTTCAAGTGTTCTTTGATCTTGCCTTTGGCTTTGTCGAACTTAACGTTGGTGATAAAGATCGCTGAACCTTTGAACTCGAAGCTGTCTGGCACACCTTCATTACGCAACTTGAAGCTGTCTGTGTTCCAATGTATACGTCTTGTCTTCTTTGAATCAAGTGCTGCTTTGAGAATGTTAAGGCTTAGCTCGTCTGCGAAGATTGAGTCACAGTCGTCGAACACAATAACATTGTCTTTGTCTGCCATCTTAAACAGTTTACAGTAGAGGCCGATAGCACTCATTGCACCTTTGACAACTTCGTACTTGTTGGGACGATCGCCTAGTTGCGCAATCAAGTCATGCTTGCCTAGTACTTTCTCTACGCCGAAGCTCTTGCCTACACCTGGAGGACCACTTACGATCATTGCACGTACATCGCCTTTCTTAGCAGCACGAGTCATGTCTTCCAACATGTCGAAGCGTTCTCTTAGACGCTCAATGGTCTCAGCATCTGTTTCTTCTCGTTGTGTAACGTTAACTTCTTTGCCGACTTCTTCGTAGTCGCTTGCGTCTGACAATCGTATCTTGATGTTACGATCTGGAAAGCCTGCAATTGCACGAGCATCAACGGTTACATAACCACCTGCTGCTCCTACTTTAAAACCTTCTACTAGTGGAAAGACCATACCGCCCAGGTCTACGTCTTTGCCGCGAATCTTATAAGTGCCATCTATAATCTTAACATTTTGCATATCTGTTTCCCTCTTAATGCCCTAATTGTTATATACAGTATACGATCAAACCTTTGTGTTGTCAACCACTTTTGGTATGTTAACTGTTTCGATCGTTGCTTTTTTTCCTTTGTTTGCCTCTGCGACGGCATATACCTCGGCGTCCTCAAACCGACTTGCGATTACTACCGTATTGCCTAGTTCGTCCTTCACGTGATACATGCCGTCGCTTTCCTCTTGTTGGCGGTCCCTATAGGATTCGAACCTATGACCTACTGCTTAGAAGGCAGTTGCTCTATCCAGCTGAGCTAAGGAACCATTCTTGGTACTCGCACCCGGACTCGAACCGGGACGCCTTACGGCCACAGATTTTAAGTCTGTTATGTCTACCATTCCATCATGCGAGCATTGGTGGGCGATCCAGGACTCGAACCTGGAACCACTCCGTTATGAGCGGAGGGCTCTAACCAATTGAGCTAATCGCCCGAAATAACGTTGACAGGTCCCCCACCAGCTGACCTAATCAGAGCAGCCAACAAGCTGCTCGCCCGAGGTGTTCTTAGTCCTCCTGCCACATAAGTGTTTCGATTTCGTTCTTGATCTGCGGAGCATTGCGAACCACGTATTCGTAAATCGCTCCCTGCTGCTCTTCCGATTGGAAGTCTTTGTGTGCCATTAGGATCTGGCAAACCTCTGCTTTGGTGAACTCGCCACCTAATTCGATAAGCTGAACATCATCGTGTCCGTTTTTATACAGTGTCTTCAAACGACCGATCCAATCATTCGCAAAGCGAATTTTTGTAATACCGTTCAACTTGGATGTACCTGCTACGCTAAAAGTGTTCATTTGCAAAAGCCCTCTGCTTGTTTCTAACTATACATATAGTATAGCACCAATTAATCTAGTGTCAACCACTTAATTGGCGATTTGGTAAATTAAATTCCACCAAGTATACTCAGGACCAAACCCGATGTCGATCCAACCTAAGGCGAACACGCTCACTAGAACATATCCTACGATTTCATTAATTGTTTCTTTACGTGTCATATCTACCTCCTAGTCCATATCCGCTTGCCAAAATTCTCCATCATAGGTTGCTGTCAAAGCACCTAGTGGATAATCTTTGTGTTCAAACATAATATAGGGCTTACCGTAGTAGTCAATCTTCTGTGTTACAATGTTGACTTCTTCTAGCGACAGCTTGCGCTCTGAACCTGGGTAAGCTGAGTTAAAAATGCGTATCATTGGATGCCCTCCATTGTGTCTAACTATACTCTTAATATAGCAGAGGTTGTCTCGTTTGTCAACCCCTAATTAGAAAAAATTTTCTAATGTTTTCAAACACTTAGCAACTTTCTGCTAAGTGCTTGTTTTTATTACGTTTATTACAAACGTTCTAGTGCATTGTCTATTGCACTAGCAACAAACACATTGTCTGCACCTACATTATAAGCAGCAATTGCGTTGCTTGCTTCTGTAAAATCTGTGTAGAAATCTGTTGTGTTGTTTGTAAAATTTACAATAGCAAAATTTGCAGCGTCTGCAGTTTCTGTTTCTAAAAACTGTTGCAGCTTAACAGTTAACCTGCCTAGTGCATTGTAATCTAGCTCTGCAGCGTTTGCAATTTCTGTAAGTTGTTTAGCGTAATTTTCTATTTGCATATTTGCTCCTATGCTAAGTTAAGTTTAAATTAATAATTTGCGTACAAGCGTTCTGCAAGTGTTGCAAAATTTGTTTGCTTGCAATTTGCTGTTGCAAATTCTGCGTAGCTGTCCTGCAGCTCCTCTGTGCAAGCATACTCTAGCTGCTCCTGTATACATTCCCTATACTCTGTGTCGTAGCTGCATATTGCCTGTGCAGCTTGCTCTATTGTAAATGTAAAACGTGCAGGCTCCTGCTCTGCTGTTGCATACAACATTTGCAAATTGTCTAGCACTTCCTGTGCGTCCTGCAAACGTATAAACGCACTGTCTGCAAAGTACTCTGCTTCTGCAGGCTCTAGTGCTTCTAGCAAGCTGTCTGTGTTGTTTTGTGTTAGCTGTGTAAATGTATTAGCTAAAAAATTTACAATAAAACTTTTTTCTACTTGTGTTAGTGTGTGCATATTTGCTCCTATGCGTTGTTTAAGTTATAATATATAATAGCACAAAACAAAAATTTTGCAAGTGCTAATTAGTATAGGTGCTCTACAGCGGGGCCTATACTAATGTGTACTAAGCGTGTCTGCGTAATAATGTAACATATTATACATACATTCTCTAACACTAGTGTCTGCTGCATCCTGCAAGCAATAAGCAGCAAAGTCTGTTGCGTTATTAAACTTAGTAAAATTGTCGTACAAGTATTGCATTTTGTAACAATTATCTAGTATGCAGTAGTCGTTTTGCTCTGCAACGCTGTCCTGCGCTGCATGTGTAATTGCTTCTGCGTAGCTTGCAATAGCTGCACCTACTACTTCTGCATAAATTTTTTCCTGTGTTTGCATATTTGCTCCTATGCTTTTGTGTTACGTTGTATAAACACTATAGCACACAACGTGCTATAGTGCAAGTGTTTTTTTATTGTACAGGTGCTAACACGTCTAGTGCTGCATCTATAATATTATGTGCGCAAGCATCTGTAGCAAAATTTTCCTCTGCTGCAAAATCTATGCTGCTGCTACACATTATAGTGTCTGTAACACAATTAATATTATGCTGCAAAAATATTTCTATAAGTGCATCTGCTGTTTGTACATCTGTAGCAACAGTTACATTGTTAACTTTTACTACAATGCAAGCATTTTCTGCAGCTAAAAAAACGTAGTTATTATTTGTATTTTGCATATTTGCTCCTATGCGTTTAAGTTTACGTTGCACACAGTTTTACACACGTTGCAGCGTTGTTTGCTATAGTGCAGTGCTGCGTGTGTGTTACTATGTGCTATGTAAACAATATAGCATTAAAATTGCATGTTGTAAAGCAAAACGTTTTGTTTAAAAACAAGCACTTAGCAGAAAAATGCAAATTAAATTGTTGTTTGTTTTCAATAGGTTAGCGGTCTCGGTCTTGAAACCTGAAGTCCAAAAAATCCAAAAAGTTCGAATGTTTCGAATAAAAAGTGGTTGACATACTGTAGAGAGATGTTATTATATAAGTGAGGACCGGGTAGCTGGAACGGGAGGGCACGGAGCTCTGACCTTTTTACCTAAGGTAGAGATACGGGAAAAGACGATAGGGGAGCAACCCTACCGCCTTCTCAACCAAACCTAGACGGAGCAACGCCTTGGTTTTATCTGGGAGCATACACCGTCTGTGCGAATTACATATGCTCCCTCTAGTCTGTTATGCCGTCTCGCACAACCTCCATTG